CGATTACGCTCACGGCGGCGGCCAGCGCCGTGGACATCCTGTCATTCACGTATGACGGGACGTACTGCTACGCGAGTCTGCAAAAGCAGGCCGAGTACGGCGTGACGGCGGCCTCTACGCTGGGGTCTGGCACGGTGCAGGTGGGGGATGGCGCGCGGGGTGTCGGATCCTCGACGCTCGATGCCGCGGTCGTAAAGAGCGCGAAGGGTGTGCAGAGCGCGGCGGCGGCCTCCGACGTGGCCGGATTATTCAGTGGGGACGGAAACTGGCTAAAGGACGATGGGACTAAAGGCACTCCTGCGAGCGGCGGCTCTCTGGCTGCGCTGACAGATTTTCTGGCGTCCTATACGTCGAGCGTCCTGACCATCGAAGCGGGCAGGGCGAGCTTCGGAAACACACTATGCGGGGGGTACACAGCGGCCAGCACTTGGACTATCGCCAGCGGATCTGGTGGCCCGGGAGTGGCTGTGCTGTACATGGCCGATTCCTGCACGCTGGTTTTGGAGTACCCGAACACGCTAACGCTGTCGGCCAGCGGATCGGGCATCACCGCGCAAGCTGTGGCGACTCCTTCAATCCCAGCCACAGCCTGGCCAGTTGCGACGGTCACCATCAACGAGGGGGCCATCACCGCTGTTACGGACCTACGGTCTTTCGGCGCGAAGACGGCGCTGATTGCGGGCACGGGGATCAGCATCGATTGCACCACGGGGCCGTGCCTGGTAGAGATGGATTCGGCCACGGTCGCCGACAAGGGCGGATCGAACGCATGGACCGGGGGAAACGACTTCAGTGCAGCCAGCTCCACGAAGCCGATGAAGAGCGCGACTACGCTACCGTCCACCTGTGGGGTGGGGGAGCAGGTGTTTTTGAGCACTGCTGCGGCGGGCCAGAACCTGTACGGCTGCACCGCTACTGACACTTGGACGCTGCAGGCGGGGGGCGGATCGGGGGGCGGCGGCAGCACGGGCGTTCCGAACTACTCCCAGAGCTTCAGCTCGCAGACGAGCGTGGTTCTTGCGCACGGTCTAGGGACGAAGAATGTGCTGGTGGCGTGCTACGACGGGTCCGACAATTCGATTGGTTGGAACACGCTGGCGATTGCGGGGACGTCTCCCTTCGCGGTCACCGTGACGTTCTCCAGCGCCCAGACGGGCCGGTGTGTTGTGAACGGGAATAGCGCCGGCAAGTACAGTGCGGCGTTTACGGGGCAGACGAGCATCACCGTGGCCGGGGCGACTCATGGTCTCGGGACATGCGACGTTCGCGTTTCCGTGTTTGACGGGGCCAGCCCGAGCAAGACCGTTGAGCCGAACACCGTTACGTGCGATTCGAGCAGCAAGGACATCGCGATCTCGTTTTCGGTCAGTCAGAGCGGGAGGTACACGATCCAATGAAATTCACGCGCCTCTTATCGGCGCTCTGGATTTGTGGCGCGTTGGTTGCACAAGCCCCGCACAGCGTCACTCTCTCCTGGTCTTATGACGCTGACGCGACGTTCTCGGTCTACAAGGCGAACGGACCATGCGAGGGACCGCCGACTATGGAGCAAATCGCTACGGGTCTGACGGAGAAAACCTACCAGGACACCGCCGTGTCGACAGGCCAGTATTGCTATGCGGCGACTGCGACCGTTGCAGGCGCGGAGAGTGCGTACTCGAATCTTGCGCTCGCGGAAGTCCCGGCAACGGGCCAGACGCGTGTCACGCGGAGAGTAATCGAATGATAGCGGTCAGTCAGAGCGGGAGGTACACGATCCAATGAAATTCACGCGCCTCACTTTAGCGGTTCTACTGCTGGCGGTGGCTGGCCACGCACAGACTGTGATCAACGGCGGTCGGACGATCCTCGGGCCGTGGGATGCGAGCGGCGCGACGAGCACGCAGCCGGTCAAGGTCGGCACTACCGACCCTACCTCGTGTGGGGTGGGGGAGTGGTTCATCAACACGGCCTCCACTATCGCGATCAAGGTGTGTTCGGCGACGGACACCTGGTCGGTGTTCTTGACGGCACTCTCGCCGGTAGGTTCGTTCCCGATCGCGTCCCGGACTCAGACGAAGTGTGTGGACTTCGGCTCGGACAATGCGGCGTCGGATCTGGTGGACGCGGATCTGGGGCCACAGGGGCGCATCTGGATGCTGCCCGTGGCGGCCACCGTTATAGAGGCCACCGTGGCCGCAAATGCCGGGACGCCGAAGATGCCGATCCTGCAAAAGAACCACGCGGGCACGGCAACGGACTTCACCAGCGCCGCGCTGGCGACGGCTTCGGCCGGCGGGGTGGCTTGTGCGGCAACCGGGAGCGCGTGCCTGGATGGGACAGCGAAAGACGGCACAGTGACGATTGTGACCGCTGGAAGCGCGAATGTGCTAGCGGCCGGGGACTGGATTCAGACCAAGACAGGGTCCGGGTTTGCGTCGAGCGGGGCGAAGAGGGTGTCGGTCTGTGTGACGTACGCCGTGAACTGACATGAGACGACGAGAACTTCTGACACGCTTCGCCGCGCTCGCCTTTCTTGGAGCGGCATGGCGTCGGATCGCCTCGGCCACAGTGACGTACTTCGGAGTGACCACTGTCGATGCCTCCGTGAACGTAGCCGGTTCCACCTACTGGAACGATGAAATATCGTGGGTATGCCCAGGAACAGGATCGCAGGACGTAAAAGCTTTGGGCCTGTGGGCCAATGTGTGGAACGCTTCTTACCCTCAGAACATCAGGCTTGCTCTGTACGATCTAGCCGGCAACCTCATCGCTCAGGGATCGACGGCCATCTCTGTTACTAGTGCGACTCCGAGTTATTGGGAGCACTCATCGTTCGTGGACGTGGCCGGGAATCCCATTTTTCCTACACTCGTTGGAGGCACAGGATACAAGATTGTCTCCACAGGCAGCGGGACTTACGTTGACGACTTGCAGCATGGAATTTTGTACGGTGCGACGGAAAGCATCGCGTATAAACACGTTGACTACACCGCAGGGTTCCCGGCCGCACTGCCAACGCCAGATGGTTCGGGCACCTTTAGACCAGCGCAAAGTTGCGGGGTCGAACCTACCCCGGCCAATACTCGCGTTGGGCGGAGGGTGATCGGATGAAGCGGGGATCGGCGGATCTTTGGGTGAAGGGATAAGCATGGCGGAGTACTCAGTGTGGGGCAGGATCATCGAGAACCTGGGCGCTACGGGGCTGATGGTGCTCGTGTTGTGGAAGCTGGTGGACAAGTGGGCGGGGCGGTTTTTGGAGGCGCAGATTAAGCAGGCTTCGGCGATGGGCGAGCAAGCGTCGGCGATGTCGGGGTTGTGCGCCGCGGTGAGAGACGGGCAGGGCGGGCAGCAGGAGCTGCTTTTGGCGGTCCGTGTGATGGCGACGAAGATCGACGAGGTGAAGGTTTCGACGAAAGAGATAGCCGCCAATTGCGCGGCCAGGAGGGCCCCATGTCAGCAGGGCTGAACGCCTCCGATATGGAACATATCCGGCACAGGCGCGAGCGGGGCGACATTCTCCGCACGCTGAAAGAGGACTATCACCAGGACATGACCAGCCTCCGCAGTCTGGCGGGAGCGCTCGACTTGCAGGGGATTCCGTTGTCTCAGGACGGTCTGGAATTCCATCTGCGCTACCTGGAGGATCAGGGCTACGTGAAGATTTGGCGATACAGAGACTTGCCGAATTTTCGCCGAGACCGGCAGCTTCCGCGCTGGACCAAAGCGGACACGCTGATTTTCGCGCGGCTGCTTCCGAAGGGGTTGCACCTGATCGATGCACTGAGTGCGGAAGATCCGATGGTGACGTTTTAGGGGAAGAACTCAGAACTTAGAATTCAGAACACAGAATGCCGAGGTTGGTACACAAGGCGACGGACGGGCTCAGCGCCGAGGCCCAGCGGGTGCTGGCTGGGGGGTTCCGTGGGAAGAAGACGTACCGGGCGATCGCGGCCGACCTCTCCGAGATTGGCGAGACGGTACCGGCGCGGACCATCGCCCGGCGGGCGGTCGAGTGGCGCCGAGACCAGGCGCGCAGAGGGGCCGCTCGGGAGCAGGTGCAGGACCTGGTCGCCGCGATGAAGGCGAACGATCTGAGCGCGGCGGAGATGGTCCAGGCGCTGGCGATGCAGGCGCTGATGGACGATCCGGAATCCTTTGCTTCGAGCGATCCGCTGAAGGTGCAGTTTCAAGGAGTGATGGCCGAAGAGGTCCGGCTGAAAAAGCGCAAACAGGAACTGGCCGAACGCAAGCTGACGCTGGACGAGCGGCGGCTGCGGATCATCGAGGAACGCGAAGTGCGCGTGAAGGCGACCCTCGAAAAGCCGGAAGAGACGATGACGCCAGAGCAACGGCTGCGCGAGATCCAGGCCATCTACGGGATCAAGCAGGAGGCCAATGCTCGCAGCCTCTAATCCCGTGATCCCGCTACTGGCATGGCAGCAGCAATGGATCGAGGACGATCACCGTTTCAAGCTCGGCGTGGCAGCGGCGCAGGCGTCCGGGAAGTCGTTTGTCACGTCGCTGGAATCGGCGATGGACCGGATGAAGCCCGGCGCGGCTTCGGCGCAGCTCGGCATTCTCTTGAGCGCCAGCGATCGACAGAGTGTGGAGCTGATGGAGAAGGTCAAGATGCACACGCGCGCCTGGGGCGTGCGGTTCGAGGACGGCTATTTCGAGCAGACCAGCATTGTTGAACACCGGGCGATCTTTCCAAACGGGAAGCGGCTGCTGGCGCTGCCGGCGAATCCGGATACGGCGCGCGGATACTCCGGCGATCTGCTACTGGACGAGTTCGCGCTGCACCGCGATTCAAAGGCCATTTGGGCGGCCGGCATGACGCGCGTGAGCCGGGGCTTCAAGTGCCGCGTGGTGTCCACGGTCAAAGGGTTGAACAATCAGTTCGGCGAGCTGCTGAAAATGCTGGGCCTGGCGGACGGCATTCCTCCGGCCAAGCAGCCGGTGGAGCGGCAAGGCTGGCACGGCTACTGGGTGAACGCGGAGATGGCCGTTGCACAGGGGTCTCCGGTGGACCTGGTGGCGATGCGGGACGCGATCGGCGACGAGGACATCTGGCTGCAGGATTTCTGCAATGTCCCGATGGAAGACGGCAGCCAGTACATTCCGCTCTCGCTGGTGATGGCGTGCGAGTCCAGCGAGGCGACGTTGGATTGGGACGGGATGCTTCGGCCGGGGCTGTGCGCAGGTTACGACGTGGCGCGGAAGCGGGACGGGTCGGTGGTGATTCTCGGGTACCCAGTGGGGCCGCTGATGGTGATCTGTGGGGTGATTGTGCTCTCGCAGATGAGGTTCGAGCAGCAGCGCGAGATTTGCGCCGACGTCGCGGCGGTGGTGGAGGCGAGCGGTGGGCGGTTCGCGATGGACGCAACCGGACTTGGCATGCAGCTTGGTGAAGAGCTGAGCACCGGATTCACTGACGCGAGCGGACGGCGGCGCCGGTTCGAGTGCGTGGAACCGGTGAACTTCGCGACGGCGGTGGAGTCGGGGCTGAAGGACGAAGAGGGCAAGGCCGCGAAGGTGATGGTGAAAGAGCGGCTGGCCGGCCTGCTCAAGCGCCGCTGCGAGGATCGCAACATCTGGCTGCCTGAATCGGTGCAGTTGCGGCGGGAGTTTCAGGCGGTGAAGCGGTACGTCGGGGCGACGGGTGCGGTGCGGCTGGATTCGGAGCGCACGAATAAGGGCGGGCACGCGGATTGGTTTTGGGCGACGGCCCTACTGTGCGGCGCCATAGAGGGGCCGCGCCGGGAATACATCCCCGCGAGCGAGGGCGGGATGGTTGGGGAGACGGTGATGCGCGGGTTGATGGAGGCGGCGTTCTGATGATCCGGCTTAAGGCGGGACCGACCGGGGCGCGCATCGCGGGGCTTCAGGTGGAGGCTTTGACCGCAATCGTGATCGCCGGCAGCGTGTACTCCGCGCATGGACTCGATCTCGTTTGGACTGCGGCGACGGATTCGAAGCACATGCCGGGGTCGCTGCACTATGTCGGCCTGGCGGTGGACATCGGGATGCCTGCCACGGCGGCGCGGGCCCAGATCGAGAGCGAGTTGAGAACTGCTTTGGCGGATGACTTTGACCTGGTGGTGGAAGGCGATCACTGGCACATTGAGTTTCAACCTAAGCGGGGGGTGAATCTGTGAAGCTGCCGGCTTGGGCTGGGAAGATATTCACCGCGGAGACTCAGAGGGCGCAGAGTGGGCCGGAACTGGCGGAGATGGGTGCTACCGGGACTCCGATCTTTGGCGGGTTCCTTCGCGATGTCGGTGAGTACAACTCTGCGTTCTCGGGCGGTCCGTTCTCCGCTTATTCCACCTATGAGCAGATGCGGCGCGGGGATGCTCAGGTGGCGGCCACGCTGGCTGCGATCAAGCTGCCGATTCTTTCGGCGGGGTGGGCTGTTGCCGCGCCGGAGAATGCGACTCCGATCGAGCAGGAAGCGACCGACTTTGCTCGGAGCTGCTTGCTCGAGGAGCTCGACTTCGATGCCATCGTGCGCAATGCGCTGCTGATGCTCGATTTCGGGTGCTCGGCGCATGAGGACGTTTGGTATGTGGACGGCAATCGCGTGCGGCTGCGCAAGCTCGCCGCGCGCATGCCTTTGACTTTTTACCGGTGGATCTGCAAGCCGGGGTCGGACGAGCTGGCGGCGATCCAACAGCTTGGGTATCGCGGCGAACAATATGCGCAGGTCGAGGTCCCGATCGAGAAGCTGGCTCTGTTCACGTATCAGCAAGAGGGCGCGAACTACGCCGGCATGTCGCTGCTGCGCCCGATGTACCAGCACTGGTACATCAAGAGCAACCTCTACAAGGTGGACGCCATCGCGATCGAGCGAAATGGCATGGGCGTGCCGTGGATCCAGATGGGCCCCGACGCGAAGAAGGAAGATCGGACGGCCGCTAACGACTGGCTGCAGAAGCTGACGGTGCATGAGAAGGCGTCGATTCTGCTGCCTCCGGGTTGGACGTTCGGGTTGAAGGGCGTCGAGGGATCGACGCGCGATCCGAAGGAAACGATCGCGCACCACAATTTGCAAATTTCGATGGCCGGCCTGGCGATGTTCATGAACCTCGGCCAAACGCAGAGCGGATCCCGGAGCCTGGGGGAATCGCTGGGCGACTTCTTTGCAATGAGCGTGCAGGCGACGGCGGCACAGATCGCCCGCGTGATTTCGTTGACGACTCTCAAGCGGCTGATCGATTACAACTTCGCCGGCATCGGAAATTATCCGAAGGTGGTTCCGACTGAGATTCTCAGCGTTAAGTTCTCGGATCTGGTGGCGGCTTTGAAGGATTTGGCGGCGGCGAACGTGGTGCAGCCGGATGACGATCTGGAAGCGTGGCTGCGGAAAAAGATGGGCGCGCCGGAGGCGGGGGAACCGAGGGTCAGGCCGCAGGTGCAGCCGGCCGTTCCCCCGCCGGATGTCACGAAAGACGGAACTCAGAACGCAGAACTCGGAACTCAGAAGGCTGAAGACGAGATAACCCCACGCGAAGGGTCAGGGGGCGAGCGGCCTGGTGCACCAGGTCGTAAAGTGCCCGCTCACTTGGCCGCAAGCGAGACAACTCCCTCCGGAGATCAGTTGCAGCTCCGGAGGGAACCTCGCGGCATGGAGAAATGCCTGGCGTTGGCCGAGATCATCGGCGCTCTGGACAAGGGGCGGGATGAGGTGGCCGCCGCGCTTCGCTCGGCTCGGAGCCGGGTGCAGGCGGAGATCGTTAACAAGCTGGTGAATGCTCCGGTGGCATCGCTGCATCGGGTGTCACTCGCCGGCGATGAGAAGCTGACGGCGGCGATCGAGCAGATTCTGGCGGGGCTGCAAGAATTTGGCGCGCAGCAGGTGGCGGACGAGCGGGGCCGACAGCAGGCGGGCCAGGCGCCGTCGGACGCCGCGCTAATACGTGCCGCCGTGAAGAAGCCTCGGCGCGATCCTCTTGGAGTCTACGCGGACGGCGTGGTGGGGGAGTTCACTAACTCTCTCACCAGCCGGGCCGCTAACGTGGCTCTCGATTGGATGCGGCGGCCGGGCGATCTCACCAAGGGCGAGATCATTCGCAAGGTCGAGGAAGAACTCGACGGACAAAGCGACAAGTGGATCGATGGCGCGGCTTCGAAGGGCGCGAACGAAGCGTTCGCCGATGGGCGCGCGGCCGGGTACGAGGAGTACTCCTACGAGATCGGGGCGGTGCAGTACTCGGCTTTGCTGGACTTCAATACTTGCGGGAATTGCGAGGCGGCGGATGGGGCGGAGGGCGCGACGCCCGACGACGTCCCGGACGTGCCGAATCCAGATTGCGACGGCGGCGACAAGTGCCGTTGCGTGCATGTGTACATCTTCAGCGACGAGGTGAGGAAGTGACGGGGAAGAACACAGAACTCAGAACACAGAACTCAGAAGGAGGCTTGCCTCGGTTTGTGATTCTTCTTTCGGCGCCGGGGGAGGCTGGCGGGCTGGTGCGGATTGCTTTGGCGAAGATCGGGACCTGGTGGAAGGGGAAGCAGAAGATCCGGATCACACGCGAGATGCTGGGCCAGGTGGTAGCGAATTTTCGGAAGCGGGCGAACGGCGAAGTGCCGATCGACTATGACCACGGCATCGAGTTCGCGGCGGGGAGCGGCGCGGCCGTTCCAGCCGCGGGGTGGATCAAGTCGATCGAGGACACGCCGGACGAGCACGGAATTCTTTGGGCGATGGCGGAATGGACCGAGAAGGCGGCCGCCCACATTCTCGCCCGCGAGTACAAGTATTTTTCACCGGTGATCGATCCGAGCACGCGCGACAAAAAAACAGGCGAGCAGCAGGGCTGGACCCTGACAAGTGCCGCGCTCACGAACATCCCGGTGTTAGAGGATCTGCCGGCCATCGCACTGAGCGAGGGCGGGTGGAGCGAGATCGACCGCGACGGCGGCGATGAGGAGGAGACGACGGTGATCACAAAACTGATCATGGCGGATCGCGCCGCCGGCACGGTGCGCGCGGTGATGGAGGACGGGAAGGAAGTCACGCTGGCGGTGGAGGGGTTGACCCCCGAGCCGAAAGTGATGCGCCTTGCCGAGGTGAAACGCGGCGCGGATGGTCGGTTCGACTTCGCGTCGCTGGCAGAACAGCCGGTCGACACGCTGATCGCATGCGAGGTGATCCAGGCGATGAACGTGCAGGCCGAACTGGACGCGGCGGTGAAAGACGGCAAGATCACGCCGGCGCAGCGGCCGTCGATGGAGAAGTTGGCGCTGAGCGATCTCGCGGCATTCCGGGAGTTCGTGAAGGCGCAGAAACCGCAGCTCGATCTCAGCGAGCGCGGGATCGGCGGGAACGGCGGCGAGGGCGGCGACCTGAAGGCGGTTGACACGCAGCTCGACCAGCTCGCGCGGGAGCGAGCGAAGACCGATACGAAACTGTCGTACGGCCAGGCGATGAAGGTGGTGCTCGCGGAACGTCCGGAGCTGGCCAAGCGGCGCGCGGCCTTGATGCGCGATTAGCAAGCGCGCGGCGAGAGACCAGAAAAGGAGATCGAGGAAAAAAACAATGGGGAACATCAGAACCTACAAAATCACGGATGCCGCGGGCGTGCTGATCTATCGGGCTGTGGTGCAGGGCACGAACGCCGGCGAAGTGGCGAAGCCGGGGGCGGCGAACGCCGGGAAGTTCATCGGGATCACACAGGAAGCGCAGGCGACTCAGAACAAGAGCGTGCGCGTGCAGGAATTCGGCCGGACCTTCGCGGTGGCGGCCGGGGTGATCGCGGTGGGGGACGCGGTGAACATCGCGGACACGGCCGGGAAGTTGCAGTCGTGCCAGACGGGATACGTGGCGACGCCGGGAACAGGGGCGTTGGTGTACTGCTTGGGGTTCGCGCGTACGGCGGCGGGCGCGGACGCGGACATTTTCGAAGTGGAGCTGCAGCCGCATCTGGTGAAGACAGCGGCTAGCTAAGCTTCCGGTTTTTCCGCTTGACGGGCTGGCGCGCGGGCCTGGAACACCGCGCGCCAGCGGTGCAAGACGCGGTGGGACCAGGATACCGGCGGGGCGGACCGACGGTTACCGCGGCACGTAGCGATTGGGGGAAAGAAACGTGGAAGGCACAATTCACATTGACACGGCGCTGACAAACGTCAGCATCGGGTATTCGAACGGGGACTTCATCGCGGACCAGGTCGCGCCCGTGGTCCCAGTGAACTTCAAGAGCGACAAGTATTACATCTACGGCAAAGAGCGTTTCCGGACGCGCGACGATCGGCGGACCGCGGGCGCCGAGGCGCGGAAGAGCCGTTTCTCATTGTCCAACGATAGCTACGGCTGCGAAGGGCACGCGCTGCTCGACGAGCTGCCGCGCGAAGACCAGAAGAACGCGGATCCGGCGATGGATCTGATGATCGACACCACCGAGCAACTGACCGAGGAGATGAAGCTGAACAAGGAATCGGCGCTGGTGGCCCTGCTGGTGGCTGGGATGACCAGCGCTTCGGTGGCGGCGCAGACGTCCACGAAGTGGAACAGCAACTCGAACAATCCGGTGAACCTGATCATGGCGCAGTTGGCCATTGCACAGGCGCGGACCGGCAAGCGGCCGAACCGGATGGCGATTTCGCAACCGGTGTGGGACGCGATCTCGGTGAACACGACGGTGACCGGGAGAATCACCGGGGCCGCGAACTTGCAGGATTCGCGAGTGACGGTCGACCAGTTCGCGAACCTGCTGGGGCTGGAAGGCATCGACATCGGGTCGGCGATGTACGACACGGCGAATGAGGGACAGGCGGCTTCGCTCGACTACGTTTGGGGCGACTACGCGCTGGCCTACTACCGGCCCCGCGTGATCGGGCGCAAGATGCTGTCTTTGTGCGCTCAGTTCCTGTGGAGCGGCGCCGGCCAGGCGGTGGGCGGGGAGAACGTCGGCGGGCAGTTCGTGCGGCGGTGGTTCGAGGACCGGCGCATCATCGACGTGGTCGAAGTCAACGAGTACTACGACCTGAAGCTGATCACGAAGGACGCCGGCTGTCTGTTCTCGGATTGCCTGTAGCGCGATGGCGGCTCCTGTACTTATTTCGATTTCGCCGGCCCTCGGCCCTCCGGGGACGGTGATCACCTGCTTGGGCTCCGGCTTCGATGCCGGGGCCCAGGTGGGGTGTCCGGACCTGGTGGCGACGACGTTTGTCTCAGCTACGGAGCTGCGGGCGACGATCCCGGCCGACATGGCTGGGGCGGCGGGTGGGTCGGCGATCGCGAGCGTGTTCGTTCAGAACGAGGATGGGTCGCGGTCCGAGATTGTGCCGTTCGCCGTGGCGTTCCCTTATCCGGCTTCGACACTGCAATCGTTCACTTGCATCGATTCAGTGTGCGGCGAGATACCGGGTTTCCGGCGCAATGGGCGGATTCAGGACGCGACGGTCGAGGGGTGGATGCGGTCGATCGCGCAGCTCATTGCGGGGGCCATGCTGAGGCGCGGGTTGCCTCTGGATTCGACGCTATGGCAGCAGCCGGACTCTGTGACGGCCGTGCCGACCCCGGCGGGCATATTGGAGCTGATCAACCGGCTGGGGGCGGCGGCTCGGCTGGCATCGGCCATGGCGAGCGAGTTCACTTCGGGCGAGTGGGGTTTGGCGAAGAACCTCCAGCGGGATTTTGAGCGCGAGTTCAACTCTCTCTGCGGCGGCGGGTACGACAAGGTGTTTCTGCCTTCGGCGGCTACCGTGGAAGCGGGGCAACAGTTTGCCGGCGGGGACATTGTGAACAGTTGCGGGGACGCGGAGAATGCGTTCTCGAAGGGGCGGGTGTTCTAGGTGAGAACACAGAAATCAGAACTCAGAACACAGAAGACGGAGGGTTTGTGAAAGTTGCAACATTGTTGCTTTTGGCGGCCGGTCTGATGTTCGGCCAGGCCGCAAATGTGGCGGCTGTGGGCGTGTCCGTGAACCCTGGCGGGTCTCCGCAGATTGCAGGCACCGGGCTCTGGGCCAGGCTCATCAGCGGCGAAGGCACCTATGCGTTTACAGTCGTCGATGCGCTTCCGGCGTCGATCAAACCGTTCACCGTCACGACTCAGGTCTCCGCAGGCGTGGCGCAGCGGATCTTCACCATCAACGGCGTGGACATTATGGTCCCCACGGCCGCCGGAGCCTCGTGGAGCGGTACAAACGTTGGGTGGTCCTGGTCGAGTGGCGGCATGGCGGCGATCAAGTGGAAGCAGGCCCGCATCCTGCCCAATGTCCGGTTCTTGAAAAGCTCAGTCTCGGGCGCGGGGTACCAGGTTATTGCGGGTGTCTTGTTCGGCTGGGGGTGGTAGCGCGGTGACAGCCGAGAAACAACTCGTCGAAGCGGTCGACAGGTACGCTCTAGAGCGGCGCCTGACCGTGGACATGGGGCCGGGGGCGTACCTGGAATTCCTACAGGCCAACGGGCAGGCGTACCGGATTCCGCTCTGCCACCTGATGAGCGCCCCAGATATCCTGGGGCAGACTTCGGTGACGCGGCCGTGCCCGGTCGTGAGGCAGAGCACGGGCCTGGCGGATCCCGTGTGGCCGCATCCCGCGCGTTGGGACAAGCCGGATGACTAACACAGTGAGGAGGACGTAATGCTGGATGGATTGAAACGGAAGTTGGCGGCGGGTGTGATCGGGTCGTTTGTGAAGAAGATGGCTACTTCTCCGGACACACAGACGACGGCGCTCGGGTTCGCGGCGGCGGCGATCATCGCCAAGCAGGTGGACTTCAACGCGGTGCTCTCTTGCACCGTGCAGAGCTGCAACTACGACCAGGTGGGGACTTTACTCCTGGCGATTGTGGTGGGGCTGCTTGGGTGGCGCGCGAACAAGCAAAAGACGACGGCCGGCGAAATTGTGAAGTCACTTTTCTAATAGCATGTTTCGGTTTCGGTTGGAGATTGCCGGGGAGGTTCAGATGGACCGGGGGATCGCCCGGTTCTCGGACGGGGTTACGGATTACCGGCCGATCTGGCCTTCGATCGAGGACGATTTCTATGCCCAGGTGAAGGATCAGTTCAAGACCGAGGGCGCTGCAGGCGGGGAGAAGTGGCAGGAACTGTCTCCGGAGTATGCGGGGTGGAAGGCTGTGAACTTCCCAGGCAAGCCGATCCTGCAGCGGTCCGGCGATCTGATGAAGTCTCTGACCAGCGGGAGCGATCCGAACGCTATCAAGCGCGAGGAGCGGAAGACTTTGACCCTGGGGTCCTCGGTTCCTTATGCGATTTATCACCAGTCTCCGGCGCCGCGGAAAGTGCTGCCTCGGCGGCCGGAGATTATGCTCACCGAACCGTTCAAGCGGGGGGTGATGCGGATCATGCAGACGTATCTGGTTCAGATGGCTACGGCGAGCGGGTTCAGGCACGGGCTGACTCCTCTGGAGACGTCGTCGATCATGGGTCGGATGATGCGGGGGAAGGGCGGGCCGTCTTGGGCAAAACTTTGAGATTCACCGCAGAGACGCTGAGGGCGCAGAGATGAGCGAGATGGCAAGCATGGCGTGGGGCGTGGTCCTGGTGTTCGGCACCATTTTTTGGTTCCACCCGTTTGTTTTGCGATTTCTGGCGGCTAGGATATGGGCTCGGGCGCATGCTCTCGAGGTTGGGCGGGCAGCGTACCGCCGGATGCTGGCGGAGATCGAGGGGCGAGAAGCCCGCGGGTTTCAGGAGCATGCTCAGGCTGGCGCCGATCTGAGCGCGGCCGCTGAGGCGCACTACCAGTGCGCGCGCGAGGAGTTCCATGGCTGAGTTCGTCAAACCCGTCATCGATGCCGTGATTGCGACTTTGGAACAATACACTCCGGCGATGGTGCCGGTGGGGTATGAGCCGTTCGTCGATTTCGGGCGGCAGTTCACGGGCGTGGTGCAGAACTGGCCTTCACTGTTTGTGATGCCGGGGCGGACGGTGTTCGATCCGGACATGCAGGGGTGCATCCGGCAGGGGCATCAGATTCAAATCAAGCTCGCGGTGACCGGGGCGACTCCGGACGAGGTGACTGATGCGGCGATGGTCTATGTTCGCGCGGTTCACCTGGCGATCGCGGCGGCGGATGCGGCTGGGGACTTCTCGGCGTACCAGCGGGTGTTCGTGGCGGCGCACGATTACGGGCCGCTGTACGAGCGGGGCGGCGGGATCGCGCGGCTACCGGAGATGGAGCTGATCGTGGAAGCGGTGGAGGCGGAGGGGTGAGGCGCTACCGCGTGACATTGCCGGTGGAGATCGGCGGGGTGAAGTACGGGTTCGGCGACGTGGTCGCGCTCGATGTCGAGACGGCGGTTGAGTTCGGGTTTGCGTTGATCGCAGCAGAAGAAGAGGAGAAATAAATGGCTGGCTCAGCTAAGGATATTCAGGTCACTCAGGTCCAGCAGGGGCCGGGCGACCTTTGGGTTATTGGGACGCCTCCGGTGGACGCTACGCCTCGTTTGACGCTGGCGAGCGATGGGACTCCGGACGCGACGACGCACGGGACTTGCGTGCATCTTGGGGCGTTGCAGGATTGCACCACGACGATCAAGCCGCAGGTCAACATGATCTCGCTGGATCAGCTTGACGCTCCGTTCGACTTGTACCTGGGCAACCTGGACGCTCAGCTTTCGGCGACGTTTGCGCAAACGGAGATGAGCAAGCTCGCCCGGGCTTTGGGCGTGGGGACGTACGCGACGGCGAGCGGGTACAAACAGGTGACATTCGGCGGCACTCTAGTGGTTCCGACGTACTGTCTGGCGGCGATTTCGCCGACGCGCGCGGCAGCGCTGAAGCATGTTGTCAGCGTGCTGTTCAGCGCGGCACCGGCGGGCGGGTTCCAGGTGATCTTCGGGCGCGGCGCGCCGAGCCTGTACAAGGCGAAGTGGATCGGCTTGGGGGACACGGCCCGGGCGGCCGGGAAGCAGGTGGGCAACCTATACGTCACGCTCACGAACGCCAGCGGCGGGACGCCGACGGCGAACGCATTCTCGTTGAGCGAGTTTCATCAGGGGCCGGGCGATCTGTGGATCCTGCCCGATGGGCCCACCAACGCCGAGGAGCGGGTGACGCTGGACGCGACCACGCTCACTCCGGATGCTACGGCGCACGTTGGTGCGATTCACCTGGGCGCGACGGCCGGGCCGATCACGCTCTCGGTTGTGCCGAAGATCAGCATGATCAAAATCGACCAGACCGACTCTCCGATAGGGGTGTTTGTCGAATCGATCGAGGCGTCGATCGAGTGCGAGCTGTCGCAGATCGGCGTGGACAAGCTGCAGTATGCGCTGGGCGTGGGGAGCTACACGGCGGATGCCGCGTACAAGCAGTTGACGTTCGGCGGGGCGGCGAATCCGATCCCGTTCTGTGTGGCGGGGATCGCTCCGAAGCGGTCCGACGCGACCAAGGCTTTCGTGGCTTGCCTGTACCGGGTGATGAGCACCGAGGGCGTCGAGATCAAGATGTCGCGGAAATCGCCCATGACTTACAAGGTGAAGTTCACGGCTCTGTCCGATCCCACACGCACTGCCGGGAAGCAGATGGGGATCGTTCACGAGACGATCTGATTCACCGCTGAGACGCTGAGGACACGGAGGAGGGCTTATGAGCAGAGCTTCTGAATGGCGGGATCGGGGGGCGGCGGTGGCCGTCTCCGAGGCGGTGGAGTTGGTGCTTCCTAGCGGGGCTACTATCCTTGCCCGGCGTCCGGACGCGATGCAGTTGGCGAGCTGGAACAAGCTGCCTATGAGTTTGGCGGCGGCCGCCAGCGGCGAGGGCGGGGCGGCTTCCGTCACCACTGAGCAGGCGGGGGAGTTGGCGGGGTTTCTTCGGGACCTTTTGGTTTACTGCTGTGTGGCGCCTCGGATCTCGCTGACTCCTGGCGAGGACGAAATGCATCCTCGGGACGTTCCCCAGGCGGATTGGACTTTCATTATCAACTGGGCGCTGCGGGTGGAGGAGGCCCGCTCGCTCACGGGGTTTCGTGGCGGGCGAGCAGATGCTGGCGATAGTGGCGACGGCGAAGGCGTTCGGGCAACGGCCTTCTGAGTTGGTGGGGATTGAGGATCCTGTGGTGGCTTTGAACTTCGACATGGCGGCGGTGGTGAGGCTGAACGAAGAGCTTCACCATGGAGACGCTGAGGGCACGGAGAAGGTCTACCTCTAATGTCTCTCGATTCCACCGCCAACCTTCTGTTCACAATCGGGGCGGACAGCTCCGATGCTGAGGGCAACATCAAGAAGTTCCGCGGCATCTTGTCCAAAGATCTGGATGGGATGAAGGCGGAGTTCGCGGACTGGTCGAAGAAGGTCTTTGGCGACATGAGCACGGCCGGCGGCTTGTTCGCCGGGGTGGCGGCGGGCGTGGCGGCGGCGGGGGTGGCTATTGGCGCGGCGCTGGTTGGCGCGGCAGACAAGGCAGCGAAGTACGCGCTGGAGATCGACGAAGCCAGCGACCGGACGGGGATCGGGGCCGAGGACATGTCTCGGCTGCGGTACGCGGCGGAATCGACGGGTACCAGCTACAGCAGTTTGTTGACCGGTTTGACGGCCTTTTCTACGGCGATTGATGCGGCGCGCGATCCGACCAGCAAGCAGGCCGATCTATTCCATCGGCTGGGAATTTCCCAGAAGGAAATCGAAAACGGTTCACGGGATGCGCTTCCGCTGTTGCTCCGGGTCTCCGACGCCTTCCGCAATGACATGACTCAGGTGGAGCGCGCGTCTGTTTCGCGGCAACTGTTCAGCCGGGGCGGCGCTGATCTGATTGACATGCTGCAGCGCGGATCGGGGGCACTCAAGGGCTTCGGCGCCGAGGCGGAGCGGCTCGGCCTGGTGATCGGCGAGGACAGCGTCGAGGCGGCTAAGCGGTACCGGGCGGAGATCGCCTACCTCAAGGCTGGGCTGGAGGGGATAGCGGTCGTCATCGGCACTACGGTGCTGCCGGTGCTGAACAATCTGTTTGTGGGCGGCGAGGCTGTCTTTGGCGGACTCAAGGCTATGATCGCCGGGGGATTCGGGCCGGCGGCGGGGGCAAATTTCGCGGCGGGGCTCGTGGCGGGTGGCCAGGAAGCGATGCTCCGGTTGGATGCGGCCGCTAAGGCTTCGATGGCCAGCAGGATGGGGCTGGAGGCTCCGGGCGGGAACAATACCGCACAGACCAAACAGGATTTTGAGGGACTGGGCAGCATTCTGGACCAGGTGCGCGGGCAGATGGCCGGCCTGGCCGGGGAAGAAGCGAAGATCGCCTTCGAGTCCAACCGCATGCAGGACGAGGTTGTCAAGGCGACGATGAAGCTCTCGACCTTGGCGATCGAGGGGAAGATCACCGGGACTACTTTCGCGCGGGAGGCGGCGGATCTGGCGCAGTTGCCGGCGGCGATCGCGGCGCTGGCTACGGCGCAGATTGCCGAGCTCGAGAAGAAGCGCGCCGAGGCCGCGGTCAAGGCCACCGAGGAGCTGCAATCGAAGTTGTCCGGCTTGGAAGAACAGACGTATGCGAACCGGGCGGCGGCGGTCACTCGGGAGATCGCGGATTTGCGGCAGAAACTAACCACCGAGAAGACGCTCACGGAGGACAATCAGCGGCTGCTGGTGGCGATCGAGAAGGCGGGCTTGCAGCAGATCGAGAAGGAACGGGCGGCGGCGTTCATAAAGGAACTGGTGGAGCTGCAGGCGCAGCTTGCGTCCATCCTGACGTCGCAGATGACGCATGCGATGCGTCTGCGGTTTCAGTACGACCAGGAGCAGGAACGGTTCAGCGCGGCCGAGGAGGAGAAGGTGGTCGCGGTCGCGAAGGGCGAGGCCGAGCAGGACGCGATCCGGCAACAGTTCGCGCTGAACCGGAAGGCGTCTCTGGTGGCGTATCTCGGAGACCTGAATGCTCTGCACAACTCGACCGGGTGGCGGGGGGTGTTCGGCGCAGAGTTCGCCGACGCGATCCGGGGGAATGAAGAGCTGCTTCAGGAGTGGGCCACTAGCGCGAACCAGAGCCTGCTAATGGTGCGGGTGGCGGGGGAGGCTGTCACCGAGTCGCTGCAACGGGGGTTCGGCAACTTCTCGAAGGCCATGGGGGCGAACATTGCCCAGGCGATCGTGTACAAGACGTCGATCGGGGAGGCGATGCGGGCGGCGGCGGCGAGCGCGCTGGAGTCCATTGCGGCCGAGTCGATTGTGCAGGCGATCTATGCCACGGCTCTGGGCTTCCTGCGCCTGGCGCATCACGATTACCCAGGGGCGGCTTCAGCGTTCACGGCGGCGGCGATCTTTGGGAGCGTGGGGGCGGTGGCGGCGGTGGCTGGGCGGGCTATTGCGCCCAAACAGGCGGGTGCTGGGGCGTCGGGGACGGACTCCGGGTCTACGGCCTCCGGCGGGGCGGCGGACTCGTCTAGCGGCTCTGGAAGCTCTGGCGGGCCACGCGTGCAGGTCATTGTCAACGGGCACATCGTGGGCGCTTCGGGGATCGAGGAACTGACCGACATGATCAACGAGGCGGTGCAGGGGCGGGATGTGCGGCTGGTGGCTACGCAGGTGCGGCAGGAGACTCGGGCAATCCGATGATTTCACGCAAAGGCGCAAAGGCGCAAAGGAACTGATGGAAGCCGAGCTGCAACTCGCGATGGATGTTTTGCTCAATCCCCAGTGCCGGTGCGGGCGGGCGAAACAACTGCGGCAGGCGATCTGCTCGCGGTGTTGGAATAAATTGCCGAGAGATGCACGGGATGCGCTGTACCAGAAGGTTGGGGGCGGGTTTCGGGCGGCTTACGAGCGGGCTTGCAATCTGCTGGCAGCGGGGGGGAACTGATGTCGCTGCCGAAGATTGTCTATCACCCTTTGACCGTGGATGTGACGTTGCAGTGCAGTAAGGGGCCGGTGGGTTTTGCGTGCCATTACAAGAGCCGGGTGCATGACAACGTGGCCACGAGCGGGCTGCGGGAGCGGGTGTTCGAGGGGAACGACATGCTGATCAGCTTCAACATGCCGTTCTTGAGCGTTACCGACGACTTGCCGGGGTGGATGTCATTCGCTCAGTGGGCTCTGGCCGGCGGCAGCTTCAAGTTCTATCCGGACGCGGCTTTGTCGGATTACTACAACTGCGTGAGCGACGACGAGGGACTTCCGCTCACATACGTGGCGCCGGGGCGGTACTCGACGGGGTTCAACTTCCGGATCGTGCCGGACTCTCAGGCGCCGGCGGATCCGGGGGTGGTGATGAAGAGGTTTTACGGGGTGACCTCGTGAGGGGCGCCTACATTCAGAGTGGAAGGGGAAAGTTGTGAGAAAAATCTTTGCAAGCAAGTACTTCCGGGGGCTGTTGATGGCAGCTCTCATCGTGGGGTTGGGGGTGGCGTTCGAGCGGACCGTGATGGCGCAGAGTTGCTACTGCAGCAGCGATTCTCAGGATTACGCGGGTGCGCCTTGGAATATTGCCTGTTTCAGCGCCGACAACTGCAATGCTCAGTTCTTCAGCGGATACTGCCTCTGCGTGCAATGCTCTTGGCAGTATGACGGCCAGTCGGGCGATTCGCACATCGACCGCTGCATGGAGCAAGGCGACTGCTACTTCTATCAGGCAATCTGTTCATCGCCCCAGTGCCGCACCTGCTGCTTAGGCGAAGGCCTAGGGCCAATCGGAGGCACTGATTTGCCGCCGATTATAATCTGGGAATGACCGGCGGGGATCAGACGCATGAAGAAAGTAACGATAAAGGTTGCCGCCGTTCTTGGCCTACTGGTGTGTGGTGTCACGGCGTCGTACTTTGCCACGGGACCGCACACATTGCGGTCCGTGTCGTTCCTCCCAGAGAACCCCAAAACCACGGCAGAGTATACTCTGGTTCAGACGATGACAAAGTCCGACGAAGCTTCATCGTTCGGAACCAGGACCACGGCCGTTTCGGCCACAATGGGGAGATCGATAACCGCTTCCATTCGGGGTGACCAGATATCCACAAGGCACATCATCACCGCCGCCGACGACTCGTTTGTCGATCCGGCATCTAAGAGCGTTTTTCGGGGCATTCCCACCCAGCCACCTAACCCTATCGATGTTTGCCGGCGCACCAAGTGCGAGGTGCAAAAGGAGACCATTCTCGGATTCCGGGTGGTCAAGGGAAGCTACACCACAGACGTGGGGCACGGACAAACGCTATGGATGGCTCCGGCACTCAACTACGCCATTCTGCGCCAAGTTGCAACTCGGGATGGGAAGACGAATACCACCGAACCGGTCTCGATCAAGTTGGGACCGCCGGACCCGGCGCTGTTCGACGTGCCGGCGGACTATCGCACCATGGCTAATCGGAAGGAATTCGAGAAGGTCATGTTCGCGGCGCGCAGGGCGCCTGCTCATATGGCGGTTTCGGGGGTGCGGAAGAAGTGAGCGCCAAACTCGCAGTGATCAACGGACGGAACCAGGGGGCGGGGGTGACTGCCCCCTTCCCCTGGTACGGGGGGAAGCGGCGGGTGGCGCACCTGGTGTGGCAGGCGCTCGGGGACGTGCAGAACTACGTCGAGCCGTTCGCCGGTTCGATGGCCACACTGCTGGCGCGGCCGCATGAACCGCGGGTGGAAGTGGCGAATGACGCGGACCGGTATGTGGCGAACTTCTGGCGAGCCGTGCAGCGCGACCCGCGCGGCGTCGCCAGGCACGCGGACTGGCCGGTGAACGAGGCCGATCTGCACGCGCGGCACCGGTGGCTGGTTGAGACGGCCGGGGCGCGCATCCAGAAGATCGAGACCGATCCGGACTACTTTGACGCGAAGGTGGCCGGCTGGTGGGTGTGGGGGATCTCACAGTGGATCGGCGGGCGCTGGTGCAGCCGGGCGGGACTGGGTTCGAAACGGTCGGATCTGCGCGGCAAGGGGATCTTCGCCGAATGCCGGCGCGACCTGGTGGCGGTGATGAACGGTCTGTCAGCCAGGCTGCGGCGGGTGAAGGTGTGCTGCGGGGATTGGAGCCGGTCGGTGACCGATGGCGTGCTGAATTGGGGGAAGGAGGTCGGCGTGCTGCTCGATCCGCCTTATGCGCTGTCGGAGCGGGACCCGAACTTGTACACCGTGGACTCGGCGGGGATCTCGGACCAGGTGCGCGAGTGGTGCTTGCGGCACGGGAAGAACCCGCGGGTGCGGATCGTGCTGTGCGGGTACGAGGGCGAGCACAAGATGCCGCGCGGCTGGCGGGTGATCGAGTGGGCTGGTGGAAGTCCGGGCGCGATCGGGGGCGGCGGAGGGCGCAACGCGGAGAATCGGCTGCGGGAGCGGCTGTGGCTTTCGCCGCACTGCCTGGCGGTGGCCGAGTCGGAGAGGATTGCGGCGTGAAGGGTGTTCCCGAGCTGCGGAAGCGGGCGGCGGAGTCCGGGGTCGCGGACACCGGGGCGTACGTCGAGTGGCTGGAGGAGCGGGTAATCGAGCTTTTTAAGCAGGTTGACGAGCTGGGCGAGGGGAACACGGAGAACCTGCATGGGCGGGTGGCGGCGGAGAACGCGCTGCTGAGCCCGCGCGTGGGGCCAATGGGGCTTTAATGGGAGCACAAAAGATAGAGTATGCGGGTCTGGGGACGCTGCAGGTGCGGCCGTTCAAGTCCGACCTGCGCCACCGTCACGTTCTGCCAATGCTGACTACGCGGCAGGCACAGGTCGTAGCACTGGTGCGCAACGGAATTCACTCGCAAAAAGAGATTGGGTTCGCCATGGGGTGGACAGCCGGCAGCACCAAGACTATGCTCTGTCTCCTCTACCAGCGCCTTCAGAAGTTCGGCTACGCGGTGGATAACTCGGCATCGCTCGCGATTTTCGCTTTCGCACCGGAGGTCCTTAAAAAGAGGACCTGAGCCTATGATCACCACCAACTCAGCCTGGGATGCGAAGAACGCGGCGTTGGGGAAGAAGCCGATCTATGTGTTCTCGATTGGGGGGTTGGCGCGGGTTTTTTCGACGCATGATTTGACGGCGGAGGGGATCACCGGGGCTCCGGATTTCCGGGCGTGGCTGAAGACGCCGCGGGGGGCGTCTCAGTCGATCGACGTCCTCAACGGATCGAGTTCGATTGGGGAACTGGAGTGCGAGGTGATCGACCAGGCCGGGGTTCTGCGGCAGATCGTCGGCGGGGAAACACTGGAGGGCCATTCGGCGACGCTGAGCGTCGGTTATCCGGGTCTGGCGTACACCGCGTTTGTGCCGCTGCATTCCTACGTGCTCTACAAGATCACGCCGTCGAAGACCTACACCTCTTGGCTGTTCAAATCTCGCGATCGGCAGATGTCGGCGAAGCGGACGATTTACCTGCACCCCGAAAACGGCGCGCCGATCTCGGACGCGAACCCGTGGGTGCTGACGGGCACGCCGGCGGAGATCACACAGGCGGTCTACCTGTTCGCTCTGAACCGGCCGTTGGCGGACGTCGACCGGACGGTGATGCAGCAGCTCGACGCCGGGAGCGAGGGGCTCTACAAGACTGTACGGCCGTACATGTTCGTCTTGACCGAGGCTTTCGAGGCGAAGCAATTCCTGGAGACGGAGATCTTCAAGCCGGCCGGGCTGTACCCGGTGGTCGATAACACGGGGAAGATTTCGCTGCGGGCGTTCCGGCCTCCGGCGGCCGGGCCGGTGGCGGTTTACACGTTCGACGACGACAACATGATCGTGCTGCCGGAGATCGACCGGATGCCGATCATGAACGAGATTATCTTCAGGATCGATCAGAACGCGGATGGGTTTGAGAACGAGCTGATCTACATCGACGCCACGAGCGTGAGCGCGTACGGGCGCGCGGGGCAGCACACCATCGAGTCGAAGGGGCTGCGGACGGTGCTCGGGGCGCAGTGGTTTTGCGAGGAAGTGGCCAGCCGGCTGTTCGCGCGGTTCGCGGGGACGCCGGCGGGGTTGAGGGGCGGGGCTCCCACGGCGCAGATCGAGGCGTTCCTGCTCACTCTGCCGGTGTGGGTGGGCGACTATGTGGCCGTCACGCACCCGCTGATGCCCAACCTGCTCACCGGCGCGCTGGGCGTGACGAACCGGCTGTATGAAGTGATTGATCGCGAACCGGATTTTGCCCGCGGGAAGATGCAGTACAAGCTGCTCGACACGGGGCTGACGGGGTTGGAAGGCGCGTACGAGTTTGCGGACTCGGATCGCGAATGTCTGATTGGAACGAACGAGGTGTATTGAAATGGCAAAGAAAAGAACTCAGGACTCAGAACTCGGAACTCAGAAGGAAGAGTCTAACATGGTGGAAATGCCGGCGGCGGTTCCCACTTACACGCTGCGGGCGGACCGCAAGAGCGACATGCTGGCGATGATCGCGGTTCTGCGGATGGGTCGGGAATTTGGGGTCGAGAACCTGGCCGAGTTGGAGGCCACGGTTCGGGAGTTCGAACTGTACGAAGAGAAGTATCTGAGGTAGGCACATGGCGACGCTCATTCTCACATCGCAGCCGGGATTTACCGAAGTGCCGGATTCGGCATTCGACGCCACAAATCCAGTCACGGCCGCGAACATGAAGTCGATAAACGCGGCGGCGAAATTCGCGGCCGTGCGGACGGAGGAGTTCCAGGGGTACTACAAGCACGGCGAGACTGTGCAACTGCCGGTTTCTCTGGCGGACGGGTACGCCTATGCGCGCGAGGAGCTGGTGTACGCGTGGTCGGTCTACTGGACCGGGGCGCCTCCGGGATCGGCGCTGAACGGGACGCCGACGCCGCCTTCGCGCGGGGCCACCGGCGGATCGGGCATGCTGCTGCAGATGGGCTTCAATATCGATCCGGCGACGGGGGGGATCGCCTGCGACGTAAGCTACTACGTGCCCAATGGCGCGCAGACGGACACGCACGACGGGATTCTTTTGGTAACGACGCACGCGAAGAGGCAGCGGTAACAAGTGGAACTCAGAACACAGAACACAGAACTCAGAATGAGGAAGGGCTGATGCCGTTTGTGTTCGCAGCTCCTTGCATCGAGCGGACGGGCGTAGTGGCGGGGTTCGTGCTGTCGGATCAAGGGACGCTCACGCCGGCCATCAGTCTCGGGGTGCTGTTTGCTCAGAGCACGATGTACCGGCCTAACGGCGCTCCCAGTTTGCCGGCGGCCGACGCGAGCCAACAGAGCTGGCTGTTCTACAACACGTCGGCGGGTTTCTACTGGGCGGACACTCCGGAGCCCGAGACGGCGGGGGATGCGTTCATT